TAAAGGGGCAAACTCATGGCAAAACTAAAGATAGTTCGTACAGATGGAAGCGTATTGGAAGGCGAGATCACTCCAGCAGTGGAGTACTCATTCGAGCAGTACGCTAAAAAGGGCTTCCATAAGGCGTTCCGCGATGAAGAAAAGCAGAGCGATGTCTATTGGTTAGCATGGGAAGTAACACGCAGAGCAGGTGAATCTGTTAAGCCTTTCGGGATTGAGTTTATCGAGACACTTAAATCGGTGTCTGTCGAGGACTCTGACCCTTTAGCTTAAAGCGCGATCTTCCATTCACCTATCTAATCGCTAGGCTAAGCATTAGATTGGGAATCGCGCCACAGCAGTTGTTAGATCTAGATAAGATCATGCTCGATGCATTAGTGCAAGGGCTTAAGGATGAAGCGAAAGAGGTGAGCGATGCCAGCAAGCGTAAAGGGCGGAATCGCTCTTAGAAAGTCTCTACGCGCTTTCAGTCCTGATCTTGCCAAAGCATTACCCAAAGAGGTTGCAGCAGCTCTAAAGCCTATTACAAAGGCTGCTAAAGGCTATCTCCCAGATGATGGTCAAGTCCTAAGCGGATGGCTAGCCCGCGAGGGTTCGGATGCGCGCTTTCCTGTTTATAACGCTCGAATTGTAAAGGGTGGCATTGGTTATAAGACCACACCATCCAAGCCGAATCGCAGAGGCTTTAGATCTCTTGCTCGCGTATTCAATAAGAGTGCTGCTGGAGCGATCTATGAAACTATGGGGCGTAAGACTCCACAAAGCCGATTCGTACAGAATCAGCAGGGCAAGTACAGCTCACAGATGAAAGGCGATCAGAAGATGGAAGGTCGCGCTTTGTTCCGTGCCTATGAAGAAAACAATGGCAAGGCTAGAGAAGCAGTATTGGCAGCTATTAAAAACGCAGCAGATAAACTTAACGCAAGAGCGAGAGGCTAATCATGGCTAATGTAATGATTGATATTGCTGCGGAGTTCACAGGCAACAAAGCCTTTAAGCAAGCAGATTCATCAACGGATAAACTTACGAAAAATGTTAAAAAACTTGCAGGTGCTTTTGGTTTAGCATTCAGTGCAACAGCCGTTCTCGCTTATGGAAAGGCTGCCGTTAAAGCAGCAGCAGAAGATGAGAAGGCTCAAAAGCAGTTAGCCTTAGCTCTTAAGAATGTTGGATTAGGTCGAGATGCGGCATCTTCTGAGGATTACATTCAGAGACTTCAGACCGAGTTCGGCATTCTTGATGACAAGTTAAGACCCGCGTATCAGACACTAGCGGTCGCGACACAGAATACTAACGAAGCACAAAGACTGCTTAATCTTTCATTAGACATAAGTGCTGCGACAGGTAAAGATTTAGCATCGGTTACAGGGGCGTTAAGTCGTGCATACCTGGGGAATAATGCTGCATTATCTCGATTGGGTGTAGGCATATCAAAAGCAGATCTTAAGGCTGGCAAGTTCGAGGATATTATCTTTCAGCTTGAAGGAACATTTAAGGGAGCAGCAACAGAATCTGCTAATACTTTTCAAGGTTCAATCGACAAGTTAGGCGTTGCTGCTGCCAACGCTTCTGAGATTATCGGTACAGGTTTAATCGATGCCCTCAAAGGTTTAGGCGATCAGGATTCAGTTGATAACCTTGCAAGCTCTATGCAGAATGTTGCAATTTACACGGCAGATGTCATTCGTGGTATCGGTGTAATGATTGAAAAACTTAAAGGATTGCCGGGGGTTGGATTCTTAGACATCCAAATGATCCCTATTCTTGGTGCTTACATTTCTGCATTAAATGCAGCTGGTAGAGCATCAACCAGTGGACAGAGCGGTATCAATGCTCAAGGGTTAGCAGATCTAGCCAGACTTCAATCTATCTATGCTGCTCGCACCCTTAAGACTAAAACTAAATTAACAGCAGAAGAAACAAAAGCATTAAAGGCTGCCCGATTAAAGGCTGCTATCGACAAGGCTAATCTTGCACTTCTTAAAGGTGAAGAAGTCTTTGACATGGACAAGATCCAAGTCGCAGCAGCTCTTACTAATCAGGCTGAGCAATTAGGCAAGGCAACTAGCCAAGCGCAGCTTCTACAGATTGCCAACGATACTGCTCGTCTAAACATCAAGCAGTCAATCTCTAATCTAGAAGATGCTATTGCTTCTAAGGATGAAGCTGCTATTGTCGCTGCAACTAAGAGACTTAATGAAGATCTAAAAATCTTTAGTGCTTTGTCTAATCAGAATGTAAAACTTGCAGACATTAAATCAATTCTTGATAGCCTTAAGCCTGTTGATCTAATCAATCAAAGCAATCTAGACAAGGCTCTGGCTAGTATCCAAGAGATGCTTAGACTACTTGCTCAGGCTAATACTCAGGCTAAAGCATCAATACCATCCAGCGCAGCTCTAGGCTCTGGCATCCCTAAGGGCGATTACATCGCACCAATTTCCACAGCAGGTGGATCTATCGGGGCTATTCTTGAATATGCAGAAGCAGCAGCAGCCCGCGCCAATGCTTTTGCGGATTTGCTTGACATGGAAAACGCATCCGCTGCAAGTCAAATGGCTTCTACCATTGACCTAGAAAGTATTGCTAGATCATCCTTGTTGCAAGGTCTTTCAGGTGGCGCAGGGGTGTCTGGCGCAGTAAGTGGCTCACGCTATGCAGCACAGGCTGCCAATGCTTATAACATTACAATTCAGGCTGGAATCGGTGATCCAGAGGCTATTGCTAGAGCCGTGGAAGATGTAGTCCGTCAGTCATATCAGCGAGGCACTAGTTCAACAGGACTGCTTGCAGTATGACATGGCTTCCAGAGTGGCGCATTACTGTAGGCGGTAATACTTACACAAATGTCACAAGTGTGAATTTCACTATCGGGCGCATCGATATCGATCGCCAATGTCAAGCAGGTTATGCTCGCATGGACATCATTAACTCCACCAATGCTCTCTTTGACATCGATGTTACAGATTCCCTGACCTTAGAGCTTAAAGATAGCGATGGAGATTATGTAGTCGTATTCGGTGGCACAGTCTCGGACTTTTCTACTTCAGTCAGAAGTCCAGAAGAAACAGGCTTTGTAACACTAGGCACAATTCTTGCAGTGGGTGCTTTGGCTAAATTGCCCAAAGCCATCTACACAGATTCTGTAGCTCATGGACTCGATGGCGAACAGATTGCCATTATCCTGCAAGATCTTCTGGTCAATGAATGGATAGAAGTTGCGCCCGCACTTACATGGGCTGCTTATGACCCGACTACTACATGGGCTAACGCTGAGAATGTTGGATTGGGTGAGATTGATTCTGGTCTTTATCAGATGGACAATCTTTCAGCTGCGGATCGGAACACTCAGACCTTAGTTCAGCAGATTGCAGATAGCGCACTTGGAACGCTTTACGAGGATAAGCAGGGGCGCATAGCCTATGCAGATGCGGATCATAGAAGTAATGACTTAGCAGCTAATGGCTCGACTCAGTTAGATGGCAACTACGCATCCCCTGCCAGCGTTAAGTCGATCCTACAGATTGGCAAGATACGCAACAGTGAGATTGTTCGCTATGGCAATGACTACGGCAGCACATACTCAGCCACAGATGATGCTTCCATCGCTACCTATGGTCGTTACCAAAGAACATTCGACTCGAATATCCGCTATCTGGCAGACATCGAGGACATCATAGATCGCGATCTAGCTCTGCGCGCAACGCCTAGAACTCAACTTGATCAGATTACTTTCAGACTTGATAATCCTTTGATGCCAGATGCCCTTAGAGATGACCTCATAAACCTTTTCTTTGGCGAGCCAGTAGTTATCACTAACCTACCCTTCAATATGTTCGAGGGGTACTTCTCAGGCTTTGTAGAGGGCATCTCAATGAGAGCAACGCCTACTTTTGTGGATGCAACTATCTATGTCTCACCAACAGACTTTTCTCTTATAGCCCCGACATGGGCAACAGTACTTCCAACTAACACCATCTGGAGTGGCGTAAATGGTACACTACAGTGGTCTAAAGCGATCGGAGTTCTAACCTAATGGCAACAACAACCCCTAATTTTGGTTGGCCTGTACCAACCAGTACGGATCTAGTCAAGGATGGCGCAGTAGCCATTGAGGCTCTAGGTGATGCAATCGATGCTTCTTTACTGGATCTTGAAGGTGGCACTACTGATCAAGTCCTAGCCAAAAACAGCAACACAGACATGGACTTCAAGTGGGTCACACCTTCAAGCGGCTCCACTTTTGTTGGTGCGCGTGTTGTTGATACCGCAGCGCAAAGCATAAATAACGCAACATATACGGCTTTAACTTGGGATACAGAAAGTTACGACACCGATGCTTTTCACAGCACAAGCTCTAATACTTCAAGATTTACGATCCCAGCTGGAAAAGGCGGAAAGTATTTATTGAACTGTCAAATGCTTTGGCAGAGTTCATCCAACACTGGGGCACGCACTATTAGTCTTTACAAAAATGGTGCAATAATTTTGGAGCGGGAATTTTCTTTAAGCACTCGTGGAAACTTATCTATGGCGATTGATTCAGTGCAAAACGCAGTAGCAACAGATTATTTCGAAATTTTTGTTTATCAAACAAACGGCAGTGCAATCAATGCGGATAAGACATCAGCCTATTCAGAATTTTCTATTAGTTATTTAGGAGCGTAAATGAGCCTTTATTCGCAAATCGTAGAAGTCTATCCAGAATTGGCAATTACTGACCAATATGATGAATTTAAGAATGGTTCAATTCGTCTGCAAGATGACGGGGATGGAATTGAGTACATTGCTAAATGGGATTACTCCAAGCCAATTCCCGCTGGATTAAAACTAGGCAAGTGAAGCCAAAACTTTCTAAAGCTGCGATTCAGTTAAGAGAGCAGTTTGATGACTCGTTCCCAGATCGTGACCGCGCATCGGATGGTTGGATCGGTGATACCCGACACGCTACTCGCAAGTCAGATCATAATCCAGATGAGCAAGGCTGGGTTCGTGCCATTGATGTGGACAAAGACCTATTCAAGGCTGGCAAGCCAGACATCATGGGAGATCTTGCTGATCAGCTTCGTACCTTGTCCAAATCAAAAGCGGACAAGCGTATTAGTTACATCATTTATGATGGACGAATCTGCTCGCGCATCCTTAACTGGAAATGGCGCAAGTACACAGGGGCTAACAAACACACTAAGCACATGCATGTTAGCTTTAAGAAAGAAGCTGACAATGATGGTGCTTTTTTTCAAGTATCTATGTTAGGTGGAGAATAATGAAAAACATGAAGAATCCTGTCATCCTTGCCGGTGGAGCATTCCTAGCAGCATGGGCATCAAGTAACTTCGACCTTGACTATCGCGCAATCCTCTGGGCTGTGCTATCAGGGGTATTCGGATATGCGAGCCCTAAAAAGTGAGCCAGACAGATTTCTTTCAGCTCTACATCGCCACATTAGTAACACTTGGTGGCTTGTCAGGTTTTGTCATTACTCATTTACTAGCTGAGATTAAGCGACTGCATGCGCGTGTCGATGAGATCTATAACATACTCTTAGAGCGATAATTTAATCATGGCAAGAAAAGAGACAAGAGCCCTAGAGGAGCAAGGTTACTCAAAGCTCGATGCTTACTGCATTGGATTGCATGAGTATTACAAGTCTTTACGCAAAGCGGGATTCTCAGAGGGCATCACTTTATTCATGATTACAGATGTTCCTTCTTATCCGCGTTGGATCTTGCCTGATCCAGTCGAGCCAGAGAAGTTCGGCGATTACGAAGATGAGGATGATGACTAAACGCAGATACCTGGTGATCTCGGATCTACAGATTCCATATCATCATGAGCAAGCCGTTAAGAATCTTATCAAGTTAGTAAAGCGCGAGAAGTTCGACTTAGTTCTCAATACAGGCGATGAGCTTGACATGCAAAGCCAGTCAAAGTGGGCTAAAGGCACACATCTGGAATATGAAGGGCAACTAGATTATGATCGAAGTCTCGCTCAAAACATCCTCTGGGATCTCGGCACTACCGACATCACTCGATCCAACCACACCGATCGTCTATACCACACTCTCGTTAGAGGAGCTCCTAGCCTCATCGGACTTCCAGAGCTCGAGTATTCCCGCTTTATGGGTTTCTCCGACTTGGGGATTCGTTTTCATAAAAAGCCATTCGAGTTCCATAAGGGCTGGGTCTTAGTCCACGGAGACGAAGGATCGATGAACTCCAATGCAGGGCTTACAGCTCTTGGCTTGGCTAAGAAGTTCGGCAAGTCGGTAGTCTGCGGACACACCCACAGGGCTGGCATCAGTGCCTATACAGAGGGCTTAGGAAGCCAATACAGGACTCTTTGGGGCTTAGAGGCAGGAAATGTTATGGACAAAAAGAAAGCCTCTTATCTCAAGGCTGGCAGTGCTAATTGGCAGATGTCAGTGGCAGTTATTGAGACACACGGAGATCGAGTTAGCCCATTCCTAGTGCCAATCAACAAGGATGGATCGTTCACACTTTACGGCAAGTTATACGCCTAGATCGTTATCAATCCGTTACCTAAATGTACTGGATTCGTCTGACATTTATGTCACACTAACTCTGTAAGCCAGTCAAGGGCACTGGATACAGATAGGAAATAAGATGAGTTTAGAAATGCCAACAATCGTACTGCTTTTAGTAGCTAATGCTTTATGGTATTTAGTAGGCTGGGCTAAGGGCTTTAACGAAGGCAAGCGCGAGGGGCTAATCGTGGCTAAGTCATTTCAGCGAGTGACAACAGATGCGCGCTAATGAGATCCTACTTACCGCAACAGACACAATCCGCGATCGTGGGTTATCGTATGGTCACCCTGCGGATAACCTGCAACACACCGCAATGCTCCTCAGTGCATACCTACAGACACCGATCCACGATTATCAAGTCGCAGGGATCATGGTGCTCGTTAAACTTGCACGGACTAATCAATCAGCCCAACACATCGACAACTGGGTCGATCTATGCAGCTATGGAGCACTCGCAGGGCAACTAGCAACAGAGGAGAATGAACTCTATGTTTAATTTAGCCGATTACGAACCAGTCGAGGTGAGACTTGAAAAGTTTATTAAGGATTATCCAACATTCCGCATTGCAACAGAGCTTGAAGTGGTCGAGGCAACTCGATACATTGTTAAGGCGTATCTATTTAAGGATGCTAGCGATGGCGTTGCGTGGGCAACAGGGTACGCTGAGGAAACAGTTACTAGCCGTGGTGTTAATCAGACTTCAGCACTGGAGAATTGCGAGACTTCAGCGATCGGCAGAGCACTTGCAAATGCAGGTTATGCGCCTAAAGGAAAAAGACCAAGCCGAGAAGAAATGACAAAGGTAGTAGCTGCTAAACCAGTTAAGCCACCTGTTCAGGAAGTCAAGGCAGACGATCAGGATTACTGGACAACTCCAGTAAATGAATATAACAAAGTCGTTGATGCGCCTGTCACACTTGACAAAGCGATGGAAACAGTGACGGCAATTATGGGCACAGCGGAAGCAGTAGAAGCTCCATCATGCGAGCATGGACATATGCAATGGCGTGAGGGCGAAAAGAATGGCAAGGCATGGGGCGGATATTTCTGCAACTCAGCTATCTCATCTGCTCATCGATGCCCTACCAAGTGGTACAACTTAGGATCAGACGGCAAGTTCCAACCACAGAAAGCGAGAGTTTAATGGGTAACATCGGAATTAAGATAAATGGTGAATGGGTAGATCTAATGTCTGCCTTCGTACCTTGTCAGCTATGCAATGAGCCAGTTGCTATCAGAGATCTAGAGGATATTTCATCAGACTCAGTCAATGGCATAGTCACATGGCAATGCGCTAAATGCAAGGCTGTCAATGGATGATTCAGAGAAGCTGTTACTAGCCGTAGTTTTGTTTCTGTTTATAATGGGTGTGGCATTGGGCTATCACACAGGATTGAACAATGGCTAGTCAAGCAAGGAAACACAGAGGTTTCCGCACAGAGCGTGTTGTCGCACAGTACCTATCGACTGTATGGCAAGGCGCATGTGTGGGAAGGGGTAGTGGCAAGGATATTGTTAATGTGCCATTCGATGTTGAAGTCAAAGCCCGCGCTGGATTTCAACCGAAAGCATATTTAGCTCAGCTGAAAAGCCGTACAGCCATTTCGGGGGAATTAGGCTTTGGGGTTATCAGACTCAACGGACAGGGTGAGGATGCGCGTGAGTATGCCGCGATAATCCGACTCGAGGATCTCTTGCCACTACTCATATTAAGATATGGTCACCTAGACAAAGAACCCACTGAGGCAGACATAGACCGATGCTCTGGATGTGGGTCATACATGATAAGGAAGTGCTTAACTTGCCAACCTATGACTACAAATGCTCACGATGCAATCTTAATCAAGAAGTTAGTCATGGATGGCACAATCGACCAGTAGTGTTATGTAACTACTGCAATGAGCCTATGGTTAAAGTTATTGGGGCAGCAGCTACACACTTTAAGGGTAAAGGCTTCTACAGTACGGATAAATAGTTATCCACAGAAGTTATCCACAGCCGGTGATTAGGAGGAATTATGAAACGAAACACCGCTCTGAGCAGGACTTATACAAATGGATTTGACATCGATGGTACGCTAACGGCGCAGAGCCTCTCAAAGGCTCACCGCGAGCCCCTTAGGGGCGTAGCTCGCGGGGTGCTAGTAGCTATTGGGATAGCTCTATGCATCATGCCTGATGCAGGTGGATCTAAACCAATGCAATATGTAACCTATAAAGAATATGCATTACATCTATTACATTATGACTATAAGCAATACAGATGCTTGACAAAGCTCTATGGTAAAGAGAGTGCATGGAATCCTAAGGCTCGTAATGGTAGCCACTATGGAATACCTCAAGGTAGATCAGTATGGCTAAGAGACCAAGATGGGTATTCTCAAGTACGCTGGGGTTTGTCATATATAGAGCACAGATACTCAACACCATGCAATGCATTAGATCATTGGAAGGAAAAGAATTGGCATTAGATGAATGCACTATTAAGTGCACCAGATGTGAGACTGACACACCAGAGTCAGAGCTCATTGAGGTGCATGCTTGGTGGTTATGTGGTAACTGTTATGATGAGATCTAATGGCTATTGATAAGTTAAACAGCAGACGATACCGCGAGCAGCGCGAACGCGTGTTCAAGCGTGATGGTCGCTTCTGCCAGATATGTGGAACAGATGAGGGCGAAATGCATATCGACCATGTAATTCCACGCAAAGTAGGTGGAGACCATAGCCTTGAGAATCTGAGGGTGCTGTGCAAGTCATGCAACCTACGCAAGGGTGCGCTCAATGATGGGGTTTTTTTAGCACAGACGGCTAC